CAGGACTTGAATCAAGAGATCAGGCAAAAACTTTCATCTACGCACTCCTGTACGGTGCTGGAGATGCAAAACTTGGAACAGTGGCAGGGGGAGGCAGAGGTGCTGGTAGCGAACTTAGAGAACGATTTATGCGTAATCTCCCAGCATTTGCAGCTCTTAAAAACAGAGTTACTGGAGAAGCAGCACAAGGTTGGATCAATGGATTAGACGGTAGGAGACTCTGGATTCGCTCTGAACACGCAGCACTGAACACTCTATTGCAGAGTGCCGGTGCATTAGTTATGAAACAAGCCTTGATTACTCTGGATAAGTATGCTAAACTATGGGGTATGGACTATAAGATCGTAGGTAACATCCACGATGAAATCCAAACCGAAGTCCCAGCATCACAAGCAGAGAAGTTTGGGCGGCTTGCAGTCTCTTGTCTAGAGGCAGCAGGTATACACTTTAACCTAAACTGCAAACTTGCAGGGGAGTATCAAATTGGAACTAGCTGGGCAGAAACACACTAACAAGAATACGTACTTTGAGGATGGACAGTGGTGGTATGTAGGTTGCAAAGACGGCGCAAAAAGAACCTTAGAGTCACATATAAAGAAAAACAAGACTAGGATGTTTGTTGACGGTAAATACGTCCCTAAGTCACACCCGCTACACAAGCCCGGACGCTACAAAGGCTTCACTGACGCAGCCTTCAGTTCTCTACAGAACTACGAGCTTGCCAATCAGGGTCAGGTGTACGTACTGGTCAACCCAGCATTTCCTGGTTGGTGTAAAATAGGGATGGCTGTGGACGCAGAGGATAGGCTAAAGCAGTATCAGACTAGCTCTCCCTACAGAGACTACGAGCTAATCAAAGCATATGATACTGATGACCGACGCACTGCTGAGAAGGCCGCACACGATCTTCTAGCGCAGTCACATGAACGCAAGGGCGAGTGGTTCTACATTCAACACCCTGTCGCTACAGAAATACTGGACGGACATTTTAATGAAAACAGTTAACACAGTTGTTGATGACATCTACGAACTGATGACCACAAAGTCTGCTGATGAGTCAGTGGACGTTGAGGCAGAGATTGACAAGTTCGGAGAGGCTGTCAAACAGCTAATGCGTACTGAGTTTATGCCTGATGCGCCTCGTGACGGACGTAAGCTACGCCTGTCCAACATAGGCAGAGACGATAGGTACCTGTGGCATCATTACAACGACACGAGTGCAGGAGAGGAGATCCAAGGGCACACGTATGTGAAGTTCATGTACGGACACCTAATTGAGGAAATGCTCTTGTTCTTGTGTCGCCTGTCAGGACACACGATCACTGATGAGCAGAAGGTATGTCAGGTAGAGGGCATCACTGGACACATGGACTGTCGCATAGATGGTATTGTGACTGACATCAAGTCTGCAAGTACCTACGGCTTCAGGAAGTTCAAGAGAGGCGCTATAGCCTACGAAGATCCATTCGGCTACGTTGACCAGTTGAAGGCATACGCCTACTCAGAAGGTGAGACTAAGTTCGGATGGTTAGTCATGGACAAGTCCAATGGTCATCTAACGTACCTGAAGTACGACCTAGAGGACACAGAAGCACCCGTCTATAACACCATCAAAGGTGACATTGCCGAAAGGATACGTCACGTAAAAAAGCTCGTAGAGGCAGAGGAGATACCACCAGTATGCGCAGAACCATTGGCGGATGGCAAAAGTGGAAATATGCGATTACCCGCAAACTGTTCCTACTGTCAGTACAAGCATTCATGTTATCCAGAACTGCGTACTTTTCTGTACTCAAACGGGCCAAGGTTCTTAACGGAGGTGGTACATGAGCCTAAAGTCCAAGAGATTACGGAGAACTAGCATCTATCGCTCTGGGCTGGAGAAGAAGTTTGCACAAGCAGCGCCTAAGCGTAGATACTTGTACGAACCCTACGATGTACCATACGTGATGCACAGGAAATACAAGCCAGACTTTGTTGACAAGAAAACTGGGGACTACATTGAGACTAAAGGATTCTTTAGGACAGGGGACACCCAGAAGTACACAGCCATACGGGATAGTATAGCACCCACTAAACTAATCTTTGTCCTGTCAGATCCTAACAAGAAGGTCAGGAAGGGATCTAAGATTACGATGGGGCAGTGGTGTCATAAGGAAGGTTTTGAATTTTACACAGTTGATGAGTATGTAGACCATGTCACTAACAATGGATGAAATAAAGGAGAGAGTATTGAAGCGGTACGATGCTGATGATATACTAGAAGCATTGGACATATCCGCTGAAGAACTGCTGGATAGGTTTGAGGATAAGTTTATCAACAGGCTGCACCAGTTTGAAGAAGAAACAAATGGAGATGAATGGGATGAGTATTGATAACATTACTCCAGAGGAGTGGAACAAGATGTCATTTAAGACAGTAGACGATGATGATGCACCCAATGAGCATCCAAGGTTCTCTGAGGAGGCTATGGTTAAGAGCTACGAC